CTGGTGGGCAACGAGAAGGCCCTGCCGAACGACGGTCACCGCATTGGTGTGGGCGTGGTGCGTGACGCCACCCTGGTGAACGTCGAGGAAGAGCAGGCGTCGCCGATCAACATCCGTAACGCCGGCAAGGTCGCCTTGCGTGACCTGCAGATGCGCTACCTGCGCAACAGCATCATCACCGCGCTGGGCAGCATCAACGGTGTGGCCTACGGCACCGCAACCACCGGCCAGAAGAACACCTGGCACGACGGCAACAGCGACCGGGTTCTGTACGGCGCTGCGGCCGGCAACTTCGTGGCCGGCGATCACGCTGCGTCTCTGGCCAACATCGCATCCCCGGGCGATGCCCTGACCGGTGACCTGGTGTCCCTGGCCAAGCGCACCGCTCAGGACGCGGTGACCGTGAACGGCGATGGCATCCGTCCGTTCCGCTACGGCGAGGACATGGAAACCTTCGTGATGTTCGTCAACACCAAGGCGTTCCGCGACCTGCGCAACTGGATGGTGGCCAACAAGTTCTGGAACGACGCCATGCAGGCTGGGAAAGAAAACCCGCTGTTCAGCGGCCCGACCTCCATCTACTGGGACGGCGTGATCGTGCGCGAGATCCCGGAAATCGGTGTCATCTCTGGCGTTGGCGCCGGCACTCCGGCCATCGACGTGGCCCCTTGCTACCTCTGCGGCGCGCAGGCGCTGGCGGCGGCCTGGGCCATGCGCACCAAGTCCACCACCCGTAAGGAAGACGATTACGGCTACCGCTACGGCGTGGGCTTCATGGAGATGCGCGGCGTCGAGAAGCTGCAGTACGAACAGGGCACCGACGACGCCAAGGACTGGGGCGTGGTGACCACCTACGTCGCCGGCGTTGCCGACGCTTAAACCCTTCCAGGGCCCTTCGGGGCCCTTTTCTTCTGGAGAGGGACATGACGAAAGTCACATATCTGGGCGAATCCAAGGCCGTGGAGTTTGACGGCGTAGGGTTTGAGCCCGGCAAAGCCGTGGATTACGACGGCCCCCGCCTGCGCAAGCTGCGCGGCAACCGATTTTTTGAGGTGACCGAGGCCAAGCAGAAGGCCCCGGCCAATGCGCCCGCCAAGCAGAAGGCCCCGGCCAATGCCGACGCCGACTGAACTGGCCGAGCGCGTCATGAAGCGCCTGGGCATCCTGGACGCGGACGAAAGCCCGGAGGCCAAAGAGGCCCAGGACATCGTGAAGACGATGCGCAGCGCGCACGCCTCCATGCTGGACCTGGGCCTGATTGATTGGCCGCTGGAGGAAGTGCCGGTGCGCTGTCAGGACGCCTGGGTCAACTACATGGCGGGCAAGGTCAGCGCGGATTTCGGCGCGTCCAGCCAGGAAGTGTTCGCCCGGGGCGCTGCGGCGGAGCGTGAGCTGATCGCGCTGTCCTCGCAGCCGATTGATCCCCGCGACATCCCGGTCACCGACTACTGATGCAATTCCCTATCGGCCTGACATTCAACGCCCACCCCGAGCGGACGGTGAGCGTTGAGAACGTCATCAACATGCAGCCGGAGGCCACCCCGCGAGGCCGCAGCCAGTATGTGTTGCGGTCCTGCCCGGGCCTGCGCGAGTTCGTGGGCGTGGGCGGCTCCCGCCGTGTGCGCGGCATGATCGAGGTGCGCGGCCTGCTGTATGTGGTGGCTGGCCCGGTGCTGTACCGCATCAATGCGGACCTGACGGTGGACGAGTTCACCTACATCGACGGGTCTGGGCCGGTGGGCATCAGCACCAACGGCACCGAGATTCACCTTGCCGCCGGCGAGGCGGGCTTCATCTTCAACGTCCTGACCGAAGAAGTGATCCCGATCACCGATGAGGCGTATCCGACGGCGTACACCTCGGCGTTCGTCGCCGGTCGCTTCGTGGTGGAGGACGCTGAAAGTCAGGGCAAGTTCTGCTGGTCCGAGCAGTACGACGGCACCAACTGGAACGGCCTGGACTTCGCCACGGCGGAGCTGCTGCCGGATCCGGTGATCGCCGTTTACGGCCGGGGCCAGACCGCGACCGTATTCGGCAGCCAGACCACCGAGTTCTGGCGCCCGTCGGAGGCCGGATTCTCGCCGATCCCCGGTTCGGGCCAGCGCATGGGCCTGCGGTCCCGGGCATCGGTGGCGGAGACGGACAACGTCATCTTCTACCACGCCTCGGACGGCTCATTCCGGGCGATGTCCGGCTACCAGCCCATGCGGATCAGCACGGCCAACGTAGAGGCTGCCACCAGCGAATGGCGCGACGCGGAGGGCTTCTGCTACACGCTCGACGGTCATGCCGTGTACGAGGTCAGCAGCCCGGCTTACGACCGGACGTTCTGCTACGACCTCACCGAATCCCAGCGCCTCGGCGAGCCGATCTGGTTCGAGAAGCGCAGCGGGATCGATGAAGCGGAGGGCCGGCACCGGGCGTCATTCAGCGCCGTGGCGTTCGGCAAGACGCTGGTGGGTGACGCTCAGGCCGGGATTGTCTGGGAGCTGACGCACGCCCAGGCGCCGGATTTCTCCGAGTTCACCACTCCGCACATCACCGACCCGGCCCGGCACGAGCGCCGTCGGCTGACACGCCTGGAGCTGATCTGCCGTACCGGCGTGGGCGACATCAAGCCGCTCCCGCCGTATCCGGGTGGCGTACCCGATTACATGACCGCCGGGGAGCCCATCGGCCAGCCCCTTGTGAATTATGACGACTCGCCGGTCGTGAAAAGCCACGTGATGCTGCGGCTGTCCCGGGACAACGGCTACACCTGGGGCGAAGAGAAGTGGCGCGATCTCCAGCAGGTCGGCAAGTACGACGCCCGGGTGATCTGGCGCCGCCTGGGCCAGTTCCGACAGGTCGCGGCCCGTTTCCGGGTCACCCAGTCCAAACCCGTCACCGTGATAGGCCTGAACGCGGATGTCTCTTGAAAACCCCGACCAGCGGGCGCCCCTGGTGGAGAGCCAGCCGGACGCCTACATGGACCCCGTTTGGTTCGAGTTCGTTGCCACCCTCACCGCCCTGGTGAACCAGCAGCAGCAAACCATCAAAGAACAGCAGACCGCCATTGAGGACCTGGAACAGCGCGTTCAGGCCCTCGAAACCCCGTGAGGTGAGGATATGTCTCTTTTTTCTGCCGCCGCAAACATCTATGGCGCAAACAAAAGCGCCGATGCGATGGCTGATGCCATTGAGCAGGCAACGGCCCTCCAAGAGCGCCAGATGCGCCTTGCGAAGCAGCAATTCACGCCGTACGCGCAGGCCGGCACCGAGGCTCTGGGCCAGTATCAGGGCAATATCGGCAATCAGCCGACCTATCAGAACACCCTGGCGAATCTGGTCAACGATCCGGGCTACCAGTTCCGCCTTCAGCAGGGCCGGCAGACGCTCGAGAACAGCGCGGCGGCCCGTGGCAATCTGCTGTCCGGCGCCACCCTGAAAGACCTGACTGGCTACGCGCAAGGCATGGCCTCGCAGGAGGGTCAGGCGGCGTATGCTCGCGACTTTGATGCTTTTAACAACACCCAAAACCAGCTCGCAAACCTGATGCAGCAGGGCTACAACGCCTCAGGGCAGATTGTGGGAACGGGCCAGACATCGGCCAACAACCTTGCCAACTTGGCGCTGATGGGCGGCGAGAGCCAGGGGAACATGTACATGGGTCGGGCGAATGCCCTTGCTGACCTGGGCAACAGCCTGGGCCAGGCCTTTGGCCAATTCATGGGAGGCTGAAATGGCGTCACTGTCTGATCTGGCCGGCTTCGGCACGGCTGCCCTGTTTGGCGCCGAGCCCTATGCTCGCGGCGTAGACCAGCGCCAAAACTGGGATGCACAGAAGAGCAGAAATCGTCTCCTGGAGCTGAGCGCCGAGAATCGGCCCACCGAAATCAGCAATCAAAACCGGATGGATGAGCTGGCGATTCAGAAAGGTGAACAGGGCATTACGCTGGGCGACCAGAAGATCAACGCCGGGGCGATGGCGGGCGAAATCGACAACGCCCGCACCTTCGTCGCAGCTCTTGGCCCTGATTTTGAGCAGCTTGATCCAGCCACGCAGCAACAACAGTGGATGGCGGCCCGAGAGAAACTTATATCGATGGACCCGAGCAATACGGACATGCCGGAACAATTTGAGTCGGGGGCGTACCGGCTGGCGCGCAATATTGCGACCCTGGCTCTGGAGGATGAAGCGCCCAATGTTGGTGCGCAGAAGATCCTCGAGGACGGCACTATTATCCAATCTACCGAGGCTGGCCCAAGGGTGTGGTCGCCAACCGGTGAGGTGTTGTCGGGTCAGGCGGCTGCAGACGCTGTGCGCGCCGCGCGCGATTACCAGGTCAGCAACCAACGGAATATCTACGGGGCGCGACGGGAGGGCACTCTTGGCGCAGATATAAATCTCGGCGGGGCAGCAGAGGGCTCCAAGGCCGCCGGGAAGCAAGCAATTGAGCAATCCGGGCAAATGTTCGATCAGTTGGGTAAAGTCAAAGGCAGCATTGCAAACATCGATGAGGCCATTCGCTTGATCGATGAGGGGGCGGGAACAGGCCCAGTCATGTCCAGGCTGCCCAGCATTCGAAGCGCCTCCGTCCAGCTGGACAATCTGCAAGGACGCATGGGCCTGGACGTCATTAACAGCACCACGTTTGGGGCGCTCTCTGAGGCCGAGCTGAGATTTGCTCTCAGCACTGCCCTGCCTGAAAACCTGGATGGCCCCGAACTTAAAAGTTGGCTCCAGCGTAAAAAAGCCTCCCAAGAGAAGTTGGCGAACTACCTCCAAGAGGCGGCGACGTTCTTGGGCCGGCCCGGCAACTCGGTCGCCGAGTGGATGGACTTGCAGCGCGGGCGTGGCGGCGGGGGCGGGTCCGGCGTGGACGACATCCTGAGCAAGTACGGAGTTGAGTAATGGCGACGCTGGAACAGCTTGAGCGCGGCATTCGGGCAGCGGACAGGGCCGGCAATGCAGAAGATGTTCGCCGCCTGGGGACTGAGTACCGACGCATGCAGCGCGAGCAACAAGATCAAACGGCTCAGGCCGACCCAGGGCTACCGTTGACAGAGACCCAGAGGCAGGCGGTTGAGCAAACCAAGCAGGAGGGGCGAGGTGGCCCGATTAATTTCCTTACGGGAGGCGATCGCACCGTGCCTGATCTGCCCGAGCTGAATGCTGATGATGTATTCGGCAACCCGTTCACCGGCGAAAATCGAGCGGAGAACTTCAGGGTCTCTGCCGGCACGCTTCTTACCTTCGATGATGAGGCCCAGAGGAATATCTGGGATGAGCAGCTGGAGTCTGCTGGCGTGCCTCACCGCTGGGAGGAGGACCCGTTTGGGAATGCGGTTCTGGTTTACCAGGGCCCGGACGGCGCCGAGAAGATGGGCTATCTCAACAGTCCAGGCGTAAGCGGCCGAGACATAGCGACCACAGCCGCCCAAGTCGGCGGATTCCTGGGCGCCGGACGAGCCGCCAAAGCAATTCCCGGGGTGGGGGGCGCCATATCCCGATCCGGCCTGGCGGGGCGGACAGCGCTGACGGGTAGCGGCGCAGCGTCGCAATCTGCGGCGACGGATGCTGCAGCCAACATGGTTGGGGCCGACATCAGTGGTGTTGAAATGGGGCAGAATGCCGCTATCGCAGGCGGTCTAGGCGCGGGTGCCTCAATTCTGGAGGGTGGCGTCGGCGCCATGCTCCGCAATATGAGCAAGCGGTCGGCACTGAAAAAGACTATTGCCGAGAAGGTCGCCCGCGGATCGACGGACAATGAAACCGCAAAATACATGTTGGACGGGCACGGCAAGTTAATTGCCGACCCAACAGCAAAAGAAGCGATCCGGCAGGGCGTTGATGAAGGCGTTGTCGCCGCAATCAAGGGTTCAAAGCCAGCCGACCGGCAAAAGATGAGCAAGATGCTAGGGATTATCCAGCGAGGGAAAGGGAATCAGCGGTTCTCGGTTCTAAATCGTCCAAGCGACGTGGTGGGGGACTCTCTGGTCGAGCGCTTCAACGCAGTTAAACGAGTGAACCGACGAGCAGGGAATCGGCTGGATTCTGTCGCGAAAGGCCTAAAAGGCGAGCCGGTAGATGTTAGCGGAGTGATGGACGACTTTGTTCGATCTCTTGACAGCGACCTGGGCGTAAAGATCGCGGACGGAAAGCTAGATTTTCGCGGCTCCACCATTGAAGGCCTGGACGGCCCCGAAAAGTTCCTGCGCCGCCTCGTTGGTCGATTGCGCAACACCGAGGCGCCTGACGCCTACGATGTTCACCGCATGAAAAAATTCATTGATGAGCAGGTGAGCTTCGGGAAGTCAGCGGAAGGCCTGTCAGGTAAAACCGAAACTGCCGCCAAAAAGCTGCGACGGCAGCTTGATGGCTTGCTGGATCAGCAATTCCCCGAGTACAACCAGGTAAACACTGAGTATGCAGAAACCATCGGGGCAATGGATGCCTTTCAGAAGGCTGCGGGGAGCACCATTGATCTTGCTTCCGATAATGCCGATAAGGCCCTTGGCACGCTGTCGCGACGGCTCATGAGTAACGCTCAGTCAAGAGTGCGACTCATCGATGCTATCGAGCAACTGCAGTCCACGGCGAGCAAATATGGTCAGACGTTCGATGATGATGTCGTCACGCAAGCGCTTTTTGTTGATGAGCTAGAGCGCGTATTCGGGCCGGCGGCGCGGACATCGCTTCAGGGCGAGGTAGAAAAAGGCGCTCGCAGGGCGGCAACAGGCCTGCTGCAAGGAGACAGCAAGGGAATGATTGTGGAGGCGGCCGGGCGGGCCATTGAGCACGCTAGAGGCATCAATGAAGAGAGTGCAATGGCTACGATCCGTCAACTGCTAAAAAATGCTGACTAACGATCAGGTCATTCCGAGGATCGGATAGATGATCATTGTGGTGGCCACCAGGAAAAAGAGGAAGGCCAGCACGGGCACAGCGTACGCCATGATCTCCACAGGAAAGGCCAGGACCCTGGACCAAAGCCTGGCCACTTTCTGTTGTCGGCTTCCTTGCTGTACGCGAGGATGGACAATCGAGGCCACCAGCCAAGCAATAAGCATGGTTGTAGCCAACATCAGCACTATGCCGACAAGGGCCAGCCACCCGTACACTGGAGCGTAGTCATTAATTGCGTTCATGTTAATACCTGCACCTCATTAGATCGTAGGGGTGCACAGCCGATGCGCCGATCTCGCTTACGGAAAGGTGCGCCGCCGGATGGCCTCCGATAATCAGCAAAGGGGGGTGGGCGGCGAATTCATTAAATGGTGAATATTCGCTGAATTCGCCGCCGTATTGGCCGAACTCATTCCAAATGCTTGTGTCCGAAAACTCACTGCCGTAGGGGCCAAATTCGTTAAAAACTGAGTCGCGATCAGCTTCTGAGGTCAGGCGTCCGAGAAAAGTTCCATCTTGAGAAACGATCGCGCCGCCTTTAACTGCCCCGCAGAGCCCAGATGCCAAATGCGTGTCAAAGGTGTTGACGTGGTGTGCTCCGCCGCCAAAAGCGGCAATAGCCGCGAATCGTTGCGCCTTCTCCGAGCAGCCCATAAGGCCGAAGAGCAGCAAGAACAAGATGGATGGCAAGGAATACGTACTGGTCATCAAGCAAGGGCCCCTGTGGCAGATGATCACCCCTCCGGCGGGAATTCGCCGTGGACGAGATTATAAATCATGCGATGAATGGCCATTATGGCATTTTTCTGCTTGACGGCGCAGGAAGCGATGATCCCAAGGAAAAAGGTGGAGGCGACCGCGCAGCCGGTGAGGAATATGATGTCGAGCTGACTCATGGAGGTCCTCTATTGCGTCAGGATCAACAGAAGAATCCCGGCGAAGGCCAGGGCGATGAGTGGCCACAAAATCCCTGCTATAGCGCCAACAATGGCGGCGGGGAGCCACCCTAGGCCGACGCCGAGAAGAAAGCCGTATGCGGCGATGCAATATATCCATGCCCCAATAAACACGAGCCAGAAGGTGATTTTTACCCCCACGCCGTACCAGTCGTTATCCATGCCTTCGTCCTTTAGTTTTTCGTAGCAAATTACCACACAGCGTGAACCCGATCACCTGACCATACGACCAGCACAGCCCGCCACTCGGCGGGCTTTTCGTTTCTGGAGACCTGAAAATGCCCTCACGCCTGGATAACCCGCTCAACGGGTACTTCCTCCGCGACAAGCACGGCGCCTTGCTGCCGGGCGGGACGATGGAGTTCTACGAGGACGGGACGGACACCCCGTCGAACGTCTACGCCCCGGAGGACCTGGAAACGCCACTGGGATATGTGGTCGAGGCGGACGCCTACGGGCTCATGCCCGACTTCAGTCTTATGCCCAATCAGGATTACACCGTCCGCGTTTATGACGCCGACGGCGCTTTCCAGTGGAGCCGGGGCGGGGTGGCGAACAACATCGTCAACCTGGAAGACCGGGTGCAGGACCTGGAGTCTGCCGTGGCGGCGCTGGGCACCGACGGCGGCCCCAAGAATCTGCTTACCAACGGCGGATGCAAGGCCCGTCGTTTTGCCTCCAATGGGGCGACCTTCCCGGTGCGGGAAAGCTGGGCACTGGGCGAGCTGTCCGGCATCTTCGCCCAGGTGGGCAGCGCCACGGCCGGCGCCTTCCATCGCCACCTGGATGCAGATTTCGGAGATACCGGTGTCTGCGCCCGACTGGACAACGTCACCACCACCAGTAGCGAGTCTCAGGCCGAGGTGATGTGGCGCATGCCGTCCGGCGACGGCGCCAATATCAGCGGCGATGACGTGGTGTTCCAGGCCAAGGTGCGCCAGAACAGCGGCTCGGCCATGAACGTCTTTCTGACGCTCTACAAATGCCTCACGGCGGATGATTTCGACGGCGACCTGGTGACCATCGCGGCCAGCTCGCCGATGTCGGCATCCAGCGGCGAAGAGCTAACCCTGTCCCTTCCGATTGAGAACCCGGGCGACCTGTCCACCGGCGTGGCCGTGGTGGTGACCTTCGACTGCGGCATCGTCGAAAACACCAACATGGACGCCGGGGAAGCCCAGCTGGAGCGCGGCGCCGTCGCCACCCAGTTCGAGAACCGGCCGGAGCTGATCGATAAGGCCGCTTGGTCCGAAGAGGATCTGGACGGCGTGGGGGTGATTGAGTGGTATTCCGCCACCTCGCCGCCGCCCGGCCGCCTAGTCTGCACCGACGACGAGCTGCTGCGGGCCGACTATCCGCGCCTCTGGTACGCCGCGCAGACCTATTTCGAGGTGGTCAGCGACGCGGAATACCTGGGCGACAGCGAGACCGACCGGCGAGGCTGCTTCAGCTCCGGCGACGGCTCCACCACCTTCCGGGTGCCGGACCTGATTACCCGTAAGGCCCATGTTCGCGCCCTGGACCCTGCCGATACCGAGCGGGAGCCTGGCGAATTCCAGCCCGACCAGATGCCAGAGCACACCCATGGCGTCCCTGTGGGTGACAGCATTGCCGAGGGCGCAGAGCTGAACAACAGAGCCGTAGGTAACGGTTATACGGACACGGTAAGCACGAAAAACGCCGGGGTGGGGACCGAAACCCGCGTCGCCAACTACAACCTTCTGCCCTGCATCAAATACTGAGGTTGCCATGCATAAAATCGACGGGAAGAACGCAACGGAAGACGGCCGGTTTCAGGAGTATGACCCGGCCACTGGCCAGGGCGCCACGTACATCACTGCCGGCTGGCTCAACGCCGTTCAGGGTGAGCTGATCGCCATCCTGGAGTCGCAGGGGATCGAGCCATCAAAGGCGTCCAGCGCCCAGGTGCTGGCCGCCCTGGATGGCCGGTTCGTCTCCAGGTCCGGCTTGGCTGCTGCCGGCGGGGCGGCCCTGGTTGGTTACCAGGGGGGCACGGTAAGCGATGCTCTTGCGAATCTTGCGCAGAGCCTCCTGAGCGGCCTTTCCGGGGGTGCCCCGCTCTATGCGGACACGGCGGCTGGCCTTGCCGCAACATCGGAGGGCGACTATTTCAACGTCCCGTCCCAGGAGCCAAACGAAACCCTCATCTTGTACCGCCACGACGCCGGGCCTGTTGCTACGGAGATTGGGCGCAGCAGTTCAGCAGAAGTTGTTGCGCGTCTAGCCGAAAGCCTACAGGAAAATGACGGCACAAAAACAATTCACGCATTCACAGATAGCAATGGCGCAACGCTTCTGCATATCAAACCCAATGGCGATCTCATGCCGTTCGGGTCCGAGAGGTCTGTGCAGGATGGTATAGCCCACGCGCCAGAGCAGAAAGGGGAGAATGAATATCTGCATGAGTGGGCAGACTCTGCCGGGACAACCGTGATGGCGCTCAGTCAGAGCGGTGAGCTGTCATTTGGGAACAAAACACTCCAGGGTGACTATTCAGGCTCTGAGGTCGTAACAGGTTTGGAGTATCGCGCTCAGGGCAATGAGGATATTGCCAGACTGTATTTTGATATTGCCAAATTCGGCGGCAGGATTCCGTTTAGGTCACAGGCGAGATTGTCTGGGTTCAATGATGATCCGGTTGTTCTCAAAAGCCGATTTGCGCAAGCCGTTCCTCTGACCGACACATCGGGGCTGGCATTTTTCTGTCAGCAGAATGTCAACCTCAGCAATGGCTCTGAGAATGCTCAGAGGGTCTGCGTCAAGCCATACACGCTAGAGTCTGACGGCTCTATCACGCTGGGTTCACAGGTCGTAATTGATGAACCTGCTGATTGGTCGTCGGGTCTTGGGTATTCCTGTGAGCCAGCCGGGCTATTACTGCCGAGCGGGCGCGTGCTGCTGATGTTGCGGCGGAATGATAACGCAGACGGCACCCTGACAGGCGGCGATCCGCCAATTTTCAACATCTACACAACGTACTCGGATGATGATGGTGCCACATGGTCAACACCAGTCCTGACTGTTGCGCACGGCGGCCTAGACAAGGCGTCTGGGTCTGCGGCCCCCATCATTACACCATCTGGCCGCATCGTTTACCCGCTATACAGCTCCGCAAAAAAGATTTTCTCTATCTACTCGGATGATGATGGTGCCACATGGACCCTGAGCA